TGTTATACTACCTGCGGTTATATCTCTACTCCCCTCTTTGGCTTTTACCTCAACCGCTTTTTTCATATCTAATACTTGGTTTCTAAATATATCAATATCTGCTGTTGGTCTATCGTCACCTCTTCCACCAAACAATGTCCTTTCTAGAAATGTACCAAATTCGCCATCGTTTTCTGCATTTAAAGGATTGCCCGGGTCAAATTTTATATAGGCGTGTTCTTCGAGTCCTTCAATAGTACCAACCATCATATCTGAAGTCACATAGGTCTTTATTAATTCTTCAACCATGTTTAAAGTTTCATTGTGAAAATCAGTTAATGCTTTTTTAGTTTCATCAGGAAAATTATTTGGAAAACCTATGGCTTTTCCGGACGCAGCATCTTCTGCCTTTAATTCTTCTAAAAACCAGTTTTCCATTTGCTCTAGGCTTGCTTCACCCAAACCCTCAATTGAAACATATGCTTGAGATTTTTCTAATGGCATAATATACCTCCTTAATAAAATAACAGTTTTAAAAGGCTAAATCATTTTCTTTTCTGCGAATTCTCTTTTGTTCTATTTCTCTTGTATAATTACAGTTTTTGTTAGAACAAGAGATATATTCTTCTGAAACAAGAACCTGAACCCCGTTACGTATTTCTTTTATTTCTATTGTTCTAATCTCTAGTATACTTTCACATTCAGGACATCTTTCGTTTATAGAACGTTTAAATTTACCTATCTTACTTATCATTCCGCTACCTTTTTTGCCCTCGTTCTTTTCTTTTTAACTGGCTCTTTTGGTACTAAACCCGCATTTTCTGCTATTAAAACTTTATCAGCCGGGTTGTTAAGTACAGATGATTTCTCTAATCTCTTAATGAGTTGTAAACCTGTTTCTCCTGCTTTTTTAATCTCTTCTGGATTCATGCTGGAAAATTTATCTAGCAAACTATATGCTTTTTCAACTAAATCGGAAATTACTTTTCCAATTTGATTATCTAATTTTTTTTGTTCTCTTGTTTCATAAACAACTTTTTCTAGTTTTCTCTCAAAATCACACCAATTTAAAATATTGTCTGTTACTTTTTGCCACAAAGCATGGTCAACATAAATATCATCGTCAACACCATCCATATCTATATTAGTACATAATTGAAAAACAAGATTTATTAATTTTATTTGTGCTTCTAAATAATGATATCCAGATATTTCTATTATGAGTTCAGGAGTACCAAAAAATTCTTCAACATATTTTTCGATTAAAAACATTTGTTGTACAAAGGTTAAAAACGGCATTACCGTTATTTCAGTACCATTGTGCTCTATCGTTTTATTTTTTGGAGTCTTTATCTCCAATTTAACTTTATCCATTATATCTCCATTTTTTAAAAAAAGATAAAAAATACACCGCCATCATCTCTAATAGCGGTGTATTTTAATATACTGTTATGTTCCTACAGCAATCCAATTTACTTGGTTAAATACAGTACCCGCAACCGGGGTAACTGTGCTTGCGTTAGTTGGTTGCCAGCAGTAAACAAGTACGTGTCCTGCTATGCTTCCTGTAACAACGGTAGTCCACGCATGGGTGAGCGAAGGGCTACCCGATAAGCAAACTACAGCGTTTGTTACGGTTGTTAATCCCGTAACCACCTCTGTAACTGCGGCAGCAGGGACAAAAGAACCACTAATAACTTTATTAGAAGCATAAGCATCTAATAACGTTCCTAGGGATACATCCTGTGCAGCGGACATTGAGTTATTCAAATTATAAATTTGTGTAGTAGTTAAAGCCATAATTCATTCCTCCTTCTTTATAGATAAACTGTATCGCCAGTTTTTATATCTTTATATTTTTCGGGTGTGGGAATTCTAATTCCGTTTCCTTTATTGTCTACCAAAACCAATTCTTTACCATAATTCCTATGAACCTTGAAAGGGATTCTCCCAAAATTAGGGTCGCTGTTAATGGTTTCTTCGATTTTTTCTGTTTCGTTATTAATATCTTCTTCGATTATAATATCTTCTGTCTTTTCTATTTCTTCATCTGAATTTTCTATAAATCTTTTCTTGTTCATTTAGCCTCCGAAAATATACAGAATAAATTTTATTCGTATATTAAATTAAGATACTGTAACATTTACAGATGTACTAATTGAAGAAGCCGAAGTGACCTCAATAGTAATTGTTGCTGAACCAGATGCGGAACCAGCGGTAACTAATCCGGTGTGTAATCCGACTGACGCAGAAGTAGCAGCGCTACTACTAAAATCAAGATATGAATTTGAAACTTTGAAAGAACTACCTGTATAAGGTACAGCATAAACAACCAATGTCGTACTTTCTCCAACACTCAGCGATAATGCTCCACCAGCAACAGATAAACCTGCAACAGTATCATACCAATTGGTATTGTCGATAACTTCTGTAATTGTTGCATAATAAGAATCAACAACACATGGGTCTGTAGCAGTGCCAGAGGGTGTATAGGAAAGAGCCGTACCAGTCAAAGGAGTATTAGATACACCATCCGCCTTCATCGAAATAGTGAAAGCGCCTGATAATTGTGCTCTTGGCACGATGATTTGTACAATACCAATTTTGTTTGTAGTAACATCGGCAGAATTTAGTTGAGTTTCCATAACTAGTTTCACAACTTGTGGAATCATACTTGCTTTAATAGTAATACTCTTTCCAGAGCTAACATTAGCAGTGTAATAGCGTACACACCAATTTCCGCTTGTTTCTGTTCCAGTAACAGTGAATACTTTTCCGCTAAATGTAACCCTTTGAGTAACACCTAAAGGAGAAGTTGCCCAACCATATATTGTAGTACCTGTGAAAGCAAGTGGTGTTTCAGATACCGAACCGGAACTGGCTGTAACTACAATAGTTTCTTCTGTATAGAAATTACCCAATGTATAATCTGTACCAACTGTTGCTCCCAATAATTCTAAGTTCCATTGTGCTTCTGTTAAGTTAAACTTCATTTCCGCAGTGTGATAGTAAGTATAAAGCAACTGATTACCACGTCCACCACGTACAGGTGCTGAACCTAGAGAAACTTCAATAGAACTGTCTAGCAATGTTTTTGCTATGAAAAGCAGATTATCACTATTATCATAGCCATAAACATCTGCTACACTTGTTAAAAACTTTTTAATTGCCATAATTTTAAACCTCCTGAATTTTTTAATAAATGCTATTTTTTAGCACTTTCAAACGATACTTTCTCTTGGATTTCTTCCAAGTCTATAGAAACATCGTTGTATATATCTTCATCGTCTATAGACGATAACCAATGTATGATAAAAGACTTATCTTTAAACTCAACCATTCCCGACATAGAAGCAGATAAATATATTTTATAATGTATAAAATTATCTAATCTTCTTATACTTTTTAAGAATTTTCTTATAGTCATAGAATATATATAATCAAAAGTCCATCCTGTAACGGTAGAAAGAGAAATAATATAATCTTCAAAAGAAGCGGGTTTTATACCAGATATTTTTCTTTTATATTCTTTAGCTTTTTCTAAAGAATCTCTAACTTCTTTTGAAATATTTTCATCTATTAATTCTACTAAATTTTGTTTTGCTATTATTTCTTTCATTTTTTCAAAATCTTCTGAATTATATTTATCTTCTTTGATAGTAAAAAATGGTTTTTTAGTTTCATCATCATAGTTAAATCTACTTATGCTTTTTTCTATTTCTTTAAAACTCTCATCTTTTAAACATAGAGAAAGCAATCTATCAAACCACAAAAGATAAGGCTTCTCTAAATCTTTATCAAGCAAATAGAAAATATATTCCAAATCAGTCATTGATATTATATTTGGGTCCGGAATACTGTTTTTATCCATATTTAAGCATTGAGCATAAACATTAAAAAGCAAATAATCTTTTACTGTTACCGGATATAATTCTATATTTTTATATGGAACAGGTAAATCATATGTAACATAATATGTAATATCCATTTTTTTATGCCGAGTAAGTTGCGAATACTATTTGTTTTCCACCAAAAGGTATTTGTCCAGCCTGAAACAGACGAGAGCTTTGGTCTATCATTCTGTCGATAGCCATCAAACCTAATGTTCCCATATTTGTACCGTTAAAGAGACAAAGAAGTTCTCCGGCAATAGTATCAATACGAGTTGTATAATTAGAAAGATGGTTTATTTTATAATGAGAGAATACTTCCATGCTCACTTCTATAAGACCAACAGTACGATTAAGACCCATAACATAATGAGGCATTATCCTAACCATTGATATTTCGTTTACCAAAACATCGGGTTGCTTTCCGTCCATAAAAACATTAAACTTAGAACTATCTTGCTGTCCTGCATATATTAATTTTGCTTTTTCTTCTTGTGTTAGATTTTCTTTATTCCAAGCATCGGGTGTAGTATATTTTAATAATTTCCAAATTAATTCGTTATTTACCATCATATATTTTATACAATTATATGATATTTGATTGAAGTTTTGAAAGTCATTATAAGCATATTCACCAATATCTTGAGTAAATGGAAACATAGTATTTCTCCTTATATATTATCGAATTGCCACGCCCCACGAAGATATATATCAAATTCTTTTGGAGCTATTACAGAACCAGTTGTACATTGTATTTCTATATAAGATTCTACATTTTTTAGTATGTTTGAAACCTTAAAATGATTTCCGTCTGTTTGAGTGAATGTATAACTAGTTAAAGGAACATTGCTACCGTTGCATGTGATAACAAATGAACCAGATTGTACAATATTATTTTCATATAAATAAACCGAATACGTCCTATCTTTTCCTTCTAATATATAGTTTATATTTGGACTTATTAATATTTCAGTATTTACCGTAGGACTTGCAGAAACAGTTACATAACAAACATCATTAACAGGATTGCCATAAACAGAAGCTGTTATTATACAAGTTCCATTCGTATTGAAAGTAACTAAAGCACTGCCGCTATTTCCATTAACCGATGCTATTGATACATTAGAACTTTTCCATTCTATTTGACGAATAACATTATTACCATTATAAGTAACATTTGCAAATAACCATATTGTATCCAAGGGAGAACCTTGTATATTTCCGCTGCTTAAACTAATTGTATAAAGATTTGTATTAACATCAGTAATTCCATTAACAATATCATCTAATTCATCATTAACAAAATTAGCGCTCATATCTAGTACTAATATAGGAGAACTTTCATTGTTATAGGTTTCTGCATTTGTAAAATCGTTTATACCAGTTCCTGTTACTTTATAGCCTGTCCAATGTTCTCTATTTCCAAACAAAAATCTTTGATTTTCGTTTATTTTTCCAGTTCTTTCGTTTAATTGAGTTATGATATGCAAAAAACCACCCGGAGTAGGAAAAGGAGAACCTTGTGTTATATAATCTCTAGGCTCTTTTACCAGATATTCAATTGCGCATGGCTCTTCGTAAAAAACACCTGTTATTTCATCAATCCATCTTAATGTATTATTACATCTTCGAATAGTGCATGTTCCTGTAAGATTTTTAATCTTTTCAGTGTTTATTACTAGCCAAGTATTATTATCAAATACATAATATTTTCCTAATTCTATAGGATGATTTACATCTTGAAATAATACTGTTTTCCAATCATCTCCGAGTTTTAAACCCGTTTCTGCATTTATAACGTGCGTTATACGAACATCTATATTTTTATATGAGCGAGAACCAACATATGTTTCTTCTTGTATTGTCCACCAGTCTGATGAGTTAAAAAACTGTTCATTCATGGTTTTTTGGAATAAATCAATGTATTGCTCTTTTGGGTCTGCGCCCTTTTTTGCTGCTGCCGCTATAGCAGAGGGGATATATTTATATTGATACATTGCCGACCTCCTGAAAATTCAATGGATAATTTAATCTATTTTTTATGATATAATTATCACGAGATAATGCCGCATCATATTCGTTATCAAAATATCCAAGAAAGTTTCTACTGTTATTATAATATACACAGGCTATCCATTTTTTAGAATTTTTATTAAAAGAAACACCATAATATTTAGAAGATGCATTTGGATATTTTTTACACAGAGATGGACTATTTATTCCAGAAAAATTAGCATGATTTTCTGAAAGTTTTCTTTTATGCTCATCTGAAAAAGATTTTCCAAACCAGCAACTGTTTTTTCCAGAAAAATCGGCATGGTTTTTAGATAGATTTTCTTTATGCTTATCCGAAAAAGGCTTTCCTATTTTTGCTATTCTCATTTTTTCTTTTGTCTCTTTAGAATGCCTTGCCCCTCGCCCTGTTTCTCTTATATTATATCCAAATTCAGGATTTTCCGTATTATAAAAAGTGCTCCAATATTTTTCTAAATTATTTAGATTATTTTCAGAACATTCTTGAATTATTGAAAATCCAAAATTTTTTTCTCCATATATTTCCCAAGCTTTTTGCAAGTGGGAATTATTGTGCTTTCCTTTCTTTAATTTTTTTTTATGATATTTCCATCTATCTTCTATATTAATAGATTTTCCTATATATCGTTTATTATTATAGAGGTTATTTATGCAATATATTCCAATCATATTTACACCCCCTCATACTCTTGATTAAACCAATCACTCCATGCGTTTTTTTCATAACCATAATCAATTAACATTTGGGAGCATTGTTCTTTTACTACATTCAGGTAGTTTGTTTTCTCTTTTAGATTTGCTGCTTCCGATGCCATTTTGAAATCTCTATCCGTGATATGTAGGTTAAATTGTGTTACATTGTTTACTTCTTTTTGAAGCCACCATTTCATCATGAGAGTAGCCAAAGCAATTTTATTTTCTTCACTTAAATCAACAGAAAATGATTTTGTAGTATAATCAAAGATTAAACTTTGGTCACATGTTTTTTTAAAATCGTTAATGGCATATCTCAACCATGCTTGAAGATAATTTTCAAAATCTTCTTGTGATTCGTTAAAGAGGTCTATTAATCTATAATCAGTAACAGTCATCATAAAAACGTCATATACTTCGTTTAAAGAAGTTCCCATTTGACCTCCTTTTTTAATTATTATTGTTGATTTTGTTCAGCCAGTTCTTTTTGCAACAATTTTTCTTCTTCTGCTTTTTTTGTAATGTCAATTTTTGATAATCTAGAAATTCTATCCACTGTATATAAGTTTACAGTAGAAGTTTCATTTTTTAACTGATTGACAAGCAATTGAACAATTATTTTTTGTTGTTCTGGATTGGCTGAATTATAAAGGTCTACACAATATTCAGAGTTTGTATTAAATAGTATCTCTTCTATTTTTTCCTTTGTTAATATTTTGGAGTAAGTTTCATCTAATCCGTGTTGTCTTATAACACGAGGGTCTAAGATATAAAAATATCCAGCCTCCATAAAATTAGAGTGGACTTCTATTATATCTACTAAATCTTTATAAAGGATATTTTTTACCTCACCAAATTTAGTAAATTTCTTAATATCACCTGACCCCATTTCTTTTGTAGAAAGGTTGAGCCTAAAAGGTATCAAGCTCATGACAGGGATATATTCGTCTAGCTGAATCTTGGTATCTTCTTTTTTATCGATACTTTCACTTTCTAATTCAGCAATTTTTGCTTTCAATGCTTCGATTTCTTTTTTTTCATCGGCAGAAAGCTTTACAGAAGTTTTAGTAACCATTTTTCTCCTCAATATTTTCTAGGAGGGGGTGTTTCCACCCCCATTCCTATAAGATTGTATTATAAAGTAATAACAGCAGCTACTGCGTTTGTAGCAATAGCAGTGCCCCAACTCTTGATTAAGGTTGAGGTTTGGACTAAGTTAGCATTTGCATATACATCACTGGTGTATGAAAGCACTGAGCCTTCCAATACAACCTTCACGATTTTCTGTGAAGAAGGTGATACAATCCAAATGCGACTATCAGATAACTTCAAACCAAAAGGTGTGGTCCAATCAGCAACCTGTGGTAGAACCATAATATCGGTTCCTTGGAAGTTACGTAAATAACCAACCTTTACATATTCGCTCTCTAAATCATAGCGATAGTTAGCGTTAGCTGGAAGAATGGTTGCCAAGGCACGTTGAGTACCAATAGCAACGGGTTTTGCCCCGCCATTCCATGCGGCAACAGTTTGTGAAAGACGAACAAACTCGGATTGAGTATAGCCAGCGACTTTCAAACCGTCGGCGCTGCTGTCAACACCTTCTATTGCAGCATAGAAAGCATCATAAACATCATTTGCGAATTGAGTCTCGAATGAACGAGTCATCTTCATAACAAACTCTGCTAATGATTCTTTTCCTGCTAAAACTTTCATAAGAGAAACAAACACGGTCATTTCACGAGGTTCAGGAATGACAGTTACCTGTCCCTTGAATTGCTTGTGGAGTTCGGTTGTTCTCTTGCTACGACCAGCTTTTGAAACGATGAATAAGTCACGAGGGCTTACATCGAAAGCTGCTGAGTCTCCCCAACCGATTGTACGAACTTCAGAATAAAGTCCAATACTATCAATAATGGTATCTGGAAGAATCATATCAATAATTGCAGAAATAACTGCGAAGGTTGCCCACTTAAGAGTAGGGTGATTTGCCCAAGTCTCTAGAGGGAATTGTTCGAAGTTCTGAACGCCAGCTACACGCATAATTTCACGCTTTAAAGCTGCGTTTAATTTTTCCTCTTTTTCTGAAAAGGTCAAAGGAACAATAGCTCCTTCTTCTGTAACTGTGCTCTGTTGATATTCTACATTCTTCGCACCGTTAAGAGCACGATAATGATTCCAATAATCAACGAACATTTTATAAGGTGTTAAGTTTGGTTCACCTGCGAAACTAAGTACTTGATTTGGGATTTTCATAATATATTATCTCCTTTTTTCAAAAAATTATACAGAAACGCATTCGAGCTTGTATGCGGTTTCACGTTGGTCATCGATAGCACCAGTAGCAAGAGAAATATATGTTGTTGCAATATATTTATAAGCTAGACCTGTTGAACGAGCATCATTAACCCACAATAGTTTGTAACTATCTGATTGTGCACATGCGTAAGTGTGNCTTGAGTAGCTATTCGAGAAAGCCTCGTCTGTGAGTACGATAATATCACCTACCTGTGGTCTGTAAGCAGAAAATACCTTGCTTGCAACATTAGTGAAATTACGTGGGTCAGGGTCTAACCCTTTATACTTAGCATCCGTAAGAATGATTTCGTCTCCGGAATATGCCATCCAACAACCAGTAGGGGAAGCAGAAGTTGGTTGAGAAATCTCAAATACTTCTGTTAAACTACCGGAAGTGTGCTGCGCACCCATTAATACAACATTTCCGTTGTCGATTGATGAAGCACTAGAACCGTAATCAATAACGCTTCTATTCAAAGAATCGATGTTCATTGCTGCGATTTGTGCTGGAATTAAAACTGCGTGATAAGCCATAATAAAAACCTCCTGTTTTTAATTAAATCAATATAACCTTGGTTTTAGTCCCAAAGGCTTTTTTGTTTCTTGGTTGCACCACCGAAAGGTAGTCCAACTTCTATAACGCCCTGATTTTTGGGCATTCTGAGTGCAAAGTCGAATGATTTCGCTTTACAATAATTTCTCCATGTTTCGATATTCTCTAAAGTATATTTTTCAGCTTCTGCTCTCATCTCTGCTCTAACCTCNTCAGGGAGATATACGGCTGCTGAAAGTTCTTTTAGAGTTTCATCGATTGCAAAGGATTTTTGTTGTCCTTCCAACTCTGCCTTGAATTTCTTTAGCTCTTCATTCTCAGCCATGTATGCTTTTTTATCTTCTGCCATTAATGCCATTTTATTGCATAGCTTCTCGATTTTTGCAAACAGACCATTCATAACAACTCCGAAATCTGCTTCTTTGCCTTTAGCAACTTCTGCTTTAGCCATTTTCACATCATCTTCATCATCATCTTCTGAGAACATTTCAGCACATTTCTCAATAGGAAATTCAAATTTCTTTTCTTCTAACTTTTTCTTTGCTTCCTCTGCGGCTTTGGCTTTCTCTTCCTCCTCAGCGGCAAATTTTGCTTTAGCTTCTGCTTCTGCTTTTGCTTTTGCATCTGCTGCTGCTTTTTCGGCAGCAAACTTTGCATCTGCTTCTGCTTTTGCTTTTGCTTCTGCGACTTCTTTTTCTGCTTTTTCAGCAGCAAACTTTGCATCTGCTTCTGCCTTAGCTTTAGCTTCTGCTTCTGCTTTTTCAGCAGCAATTCTTTCTTCTTCTGTCATAGTTGTCTCCTTATCTGTAAAATTTACAGCATCTTGCACATCAGCAGATGCTTTTGCTGTACTACCTTCGTTCTTTACCCATTTACCATCTTCTACATGATGGGTCTTTCTGAACGAACTAATAGCAATAGCCCAACCGTTTTTCTCTTTGTCTATACCAATCGAATCTGCTTGTTTAGCAATCGCATTGGCTTGAGCTAGAGAAACGGGAGGGGTTATACCCTTTAAAGCCGGATTAATATCCTCTTTAGACTTATAGGGAAATGTAACAATCTCTTTGTCTATTCTTTCTAACATTTTCTCAGCCCATTCCTTTGCGTAATCTCCACCCCAAAGAAGCCAATCTATTTCATCTTTGGTGTATTTATGTGTAGAAAAATAATTCATTATTTCTCTTACTTTTTCCGGAGTTATTAACTTGTTATTAGTTAAATAACGGGCAAAAGCAAGACCTGTAGATGTTCCTCCCCCACTTTCCTTACGAAGTTCCAAGCCTTTTTCTGCATTATATCTTATTTTGTTCGGAATTATAATTTCTGTGAAAGAAAACTCTTTTTCTAAATCTTCTTCATATTCTTCCGCAAAAGATAAAATACTCGCATTAGCCATAGGTATAGCAGGTGTAACATAACTTCCTAAAACAGTTATGCCTTCATATCTAAAATCAAGGAGTTCTGTTTTTCCATCTTCTTTTTTCTTAGTTTTATATACACTCATTTCTACACTAACTGGCTTTTTACCACCATCACGTTTAAATATACTTAATAGAGGACCAGTATATCTTTTCCATACATAAGCAACAGTGGACAACATTGTTCTACCATCCTCTAATTTCTTATTGCTTATTGTTACTCCTTCTGGAACAAAACCACAGGGAACCTCGTCGGGGTCATGTGTATAACTATCATCAAGTATTTTATCATATTTCCAAACAAGAGGACAGTTTTTAATAGTGTCTGCTGTTTTTAATAATGTTTCCTCGGAAACGTAAAGGTCGTGAAGATTATCTCCGGAAGCAAAAAAGTCCAAATTTAAAAGGGCGAAGTTAGAATCGGGATTTTCCCGAATCATTTCAGCATTTTCAATTGTAAAACTTAATTTTTGTACCAATTTTTACCTCCTCTCAAGCCACAACAATATCTTCAACTTTAAGGGCATTCTTTTTAAACACTCTTCTAACCTAACTGTATGTGCAAAATAAAAATATTTTTCGTCAAATCCCAATATGGGGATATGGCATTTAAACATAAGATATTCTTCAATACGCTTGTCTTTACATCTAAATTTATTTTCAATTATGTGAGTATTAATAATCATCCCATATATTTACCCTCCAATTGAATCGCTCCATACTTTAACTTTCCACCAATCATCTCCGCAAAGTATAGCATTATCCAAAAATGTCGTAGCTTCTTCATATTCTTTTTGTTGCTTTGCAATCATTTCCCGCATTTTTTGTTCAACAACGGGATTATCAGTTTGAATTGCTAATTTTAATATTTCATTAATGCTTCTTGTTGTAAGTATTTCTCTGTCCAAATATGCTTGTGCTAAAACAATAATAAAATTAAATTCTTTATTTACCCCATCAATTTCAGGAATAAATACATCGGCATTTAAATCAGTTAAGAGAGATACAAATTCTTTTCCATGCCCTATCTCTTCCTCGTGTTGACTTTCAAAATGTTTTGCAAGATTATCCAAGCCTTTGTTTCTTAAAAAAGCACACATATACATATAAAGATTTGCATTATAGAATTCATGCCCTATTTGTTCGCATAATGCGGCTTTTAGACTTTCGTTTATTAATGATGTCATAATTAAATTTTTCCTCCTCTCCCAATATTAGAACCTTCTGTTCTTGTTTGTTCTGTTTCTTCTGATATTTCAGAGTCTTTTTTCTTGGGTCTACCTTTAGTAACAGGTTCTGCTGATTTTACAGGAGGCGGTTTAACTTGCGCTTGTGTTTTGGCTATTTTTTCTTGATTTTCAGCATTTTGGTCAGCTAATTCTTTTTGTTGTTCACCAGTTATTTCAGCCATTTCTTTTTGTCCTTCAAGTTGAGGGGGTGTAAGCAAATCCATAAAACCAATCGCTGTTGCTTCTTCCATGTGCTTTCTAAGTTGAGCGGGTTTCATACCAATAGCAGCAGCTATTTTTTGAGGCAAAACAATTCCTTGAGCAAACAAGGTCATTGTTGATTCTAGCCTATTTTGCCTATTTAAAAAGAAATCTGTACCTTCAAAGGCAAAAGTAAATTTAAATGTTCTAGTATATCTATGTCCAAGAAAATCCATAAAAGGACTAAATTGGTCATATAACGCTGTCATCATTTGTTCGTCAACATTCAAACTTAACTGTGTTTCAAGAACGTTAGGTTTAATATCGCTTGTGAATATAAGATTTGTATTTATACCACTGGAAGCTAATGTTGTTTTTAAATAACTATCATATATCTCATTTTCAGAATCAAAACTTATACCTTTCATATCCTCCAGAGGAGCAGATGCTACTTTAATAGATTCGTTAATTGAATTCTTTATTAACGCCATAAATTTACCTAGCAAATCCGGACTGATAGCAATAGTATCTTTTATAGTTGCTTTTACATCTTTATTTAACATTGGTACTTGCCCAATAATCATTTTGCTTGCCGCAGCCATACTTGCTTGCTTTTGAAGGTTGCGCATTAAACTTTGCAAAATTAAATCACTGAATAAAGGGGTAAAATAAGGTAATCTTGTCGCTAATTCAGGGGTAAGTTTAAAACATACTCCTACATCAACAGGAATATCTACCCAATATATCCAAGTTGATTTTTCTCTAAATTCCGGTGGTAATGAAGGGATATAACTTCTAGTTGTATTTGGAGATTTAAATATATCATTATATTTCTTTTTGAAGAAATCAGGATACATATTAATATCGACCCCGGTTTGCAAAAACCAATACATATTAAAACTGAATAAAAAACCGTTT